CCGGCTCTCCATTCCTTCACGGCCATAGATGTTGATTGTGTCCTTCCATTCATGGAAGTCACCCTTGACTTGGAACAGGGGCACGTGCGGTAGCGTAGGTGCAGATGGCGGGCTGTAACGCACCTCGGTAGCACGGATCTCTCGGTCACCCACAATGATTGCCGAGTCATCTTCCAACCAACCAAATTGCTTTTGCGCCTTCTCCGCTTTGCCCTGCATTTGCAACTCCTCTACCCATTTCGCAACATATTGCATAAGCACATCCTGTTTCTTACCGAGCGTGGTTATGCCGTGTGAAGCCACAGTCATAACGAATTTTTCTTTAGAAAGCGCGCTGGCCAGCGGCATGATGAAGTCTCTGACACCATCTTTAGGTAAGTGCAGGCGCAAGAGAATTGTCTCGCCCAGCTCGGGGTCCTGCATGCGTTTAACCACATAGAAGTCGTACGGATACACGATGTCGTCGATGTCTTCACCGTCCTTGTTCTGGGTGTGCATGAATATCCCGCCCGACTTACCCCGAAAGAATGGGAACGGAAACTTCGGGATGATGTACGTCTTGACTTCTTTGGTCTCCGGCTCAAGATCGACGACCACGCTATCTGCTTCTGTGGCTTCGATGATCTCTCGACCCAATTGGATCGGCGACGTAATCTTCAGGGGGCATCCCTCACACGCGCTGGGATTGAGCTTCTTAAATGTCTCGCAGGTGTAGGGCCCTTTGGTATCGTTGGCCTTACGCTCAGTGACCTCGTGACTGTAGTCGGGGTGCTTCTTAGAGATGGCGTGAATTGCTTTATCTCGGTCAGAGCACTGCTGAGCAATCGACAGACCGGCGCGCCATAGCGGCTCGTCTAGCTCGTGCTGGTGTTCGTAGATGTAGTTGATCTGCGCGCAACCCTTACCTTCTACCGACTTGATCAGAATGGTCTTGAACTTTGACTCGCTGGCACCCATCAGCGCCAATGTCATTGGGTCCAGTTGTCGTTTAAATTCCGATTTGTCCAGCATGGACAAGATATCTTGCGTTGGTTCCAGAAGCTCTTTGATCTTGGCTACCGTAAGCAACGGAGCAACGTAAAGAATCTCCACCGGGATCGGGTTGGTCGGGTCCTTCAGGTGGTTCGTCCCCGGCGTGCGCAACACACGGGCGGCATCCGCAGGTACCGCATAATCAATATCAAACTTGTGCTCAGTGCACAGCTCTTTGAGCCGCTCAGCGTGAGGCTTCCACTCTTGCCGAGTCATCGGCTCTTCCAGCACCCAGTACACATGCGCCCCGCGCCCTGACTGGACAACAGTTGGCTTGGGCATGCCCGTGGCTTTGCAAAATACTCGTAGCGCTATCAGCCCATCATCCAATGTGGCGTAGGGTTTGCCTTCGCCACAATCCAAATCGATAAAAAACGACTTCAGAGAAATCGCGTTGGTCGCATACCGACCGTTGTCCCTTGGGCCAAACTTTGCCATCGCATAAAACGCGTTGAACCCGTTGGCTTGCAGCGTGTCCGCTTGCTCGCTCAGCTCGTCCAAAGAAGACGCAAATAGCTGGCGCACCTTGTCGTCCTGCCCGTCTTTTTTGTTCCCCCAACTGCAATAATGCTCCCCGTCTTGTAGGGGTGGTAGCACCATCGCAAGGAACTCGCTCCTCGTTGTCATCCGTCGTCCTTGTTATGTTGCCGTCAAAAAAGAAAAAGGCAGGGATGCGACGGCACATCCTTTTCGGGAGCGACCCTATCCTTCTCTAACTCTTGGAGGTGTGGGGCTACGACATCTTGCCAATCAGGACCCGCACTTTTTCTACGTGCTTACCCGATACAACACCCGAGCCACGGAACCAAGCGTACACCGTTACCCGGCTTACACCAAAATATTCCGCGACATCCTTCACCGGAATATCCCGCCCCACACAAATCTTGCCCAGCTTGACACCGAGCAAGTTAGGGTTAGCCTCCTTGATTTCCTGAATGGTCAGGATGGAGTAACCCTTAGCCATTACTCATCATCCCAATCGGAGAGGATCTTGGACAAGTCTTTCTTCTCGGCGGGTGCTTCTTCGGCCTTCTTGGAGCTACGCTTGACCGGCTCGACAACTTCAGCCGCAACCTTTGCAGGCTTGGCGGGTTCTTCTTCGCCCTTCATGTCGGCCAGCGGATCGACGGGGGCAGCCAGCCTCGGGGTCTTCACGCCATCAGCTTCGGCCACGGTCATCGTGATCGCCTTAAGCGCGGAGTCAGTCTTGCCTTGGTCGATAGCTGCCAATGCGTCGGTCTTCTCCAAAACCTTGATTGGCTTGAAAGTCAACTTCGGGGTGGCGCTGTCAGTGTCAAAGCGCATCTCAGTAACAACCGTAGAGATGGGGATACCCTTGCTGCCAATCATCTTAGCGTAGGTTTGCAGGGGCCACTTACCCGGCGCGCCTTCACCAAAAATTGACTGACCCGGCAGCGTAAGTTGGAACACGTCGCCCTTGATGTCGTTGGCCAGCACGACAGCCAGACGCTGGCTGAAGCGGCAAGCGCGAGAGTCACCCTGACCGGAACCCTTGACGTTCTGCGGGCAATCTACGCAACGCTTGGATTGTGGGTTCTGGGCTTTGGCATCGGGCACATCGCCATCAGCAGACCAGCAGTCGGGTGCGCTAACTTCACCTTCTTTGTAGGTGCCCGCGTAGAAGGTACGTGAGACCTTGGGAGCGGCGTTGACGATGACCACGTTCATCGAGCGGTCCTCGTTCTTGGCAATCTCTTTGCCGTTGACCATCATGCGCCACACACCCCCCTTGATGGAGATGCGCTTCGTGCCACCGCTACCACCGCCCATTAGCGATTTGGTGACATCGTCGAGTTCCAGCTCTTTAAGGTAAGCGGGGAGACCAGTGTCCAGCATTGCAAGTTCGTTGCTCATTTATTAACTCCTGTTATCGTTTGATGATGGTGACGGTTTGGGTTACTTCCGCGTTTAGTCCCGGCGGAAGCAGGTCGGGATTTTCTTCAAGGTACTGCGCCATGTTCGTGTTGTTGATGCGTTGGTGCATCAGCGAAAAAGCGTCGTTGTCCTTGATGAACTTGTAGAACGAATCCCAATCATTCGTCCAGTAGTTCTTGGCGACACGGCGTGACACCGTGCCGTAGTCGGTGCGTATGGTCTGCGCACCTTGTTCTTTGCAGATTTCCAAAAGCTGCGCAGCGACGATGTCCTGCTGCTCTTTTAAGTCTGCTGCTTGTTTCTCTATCTCACGGCGCTTGTCTCGGATCTTCACGTAGATCTTCGCGAGTCGCTCTGCGGTTGGGGCTTCACTCATTGCATTCTCCTTCGTTTGTAAAAGGTGTGACTATTATATGGGGTCTGGTTTACTTTGTCAAGCGTTCTCCGTTAAATTTTTGTAGAGATCGATCAGACGGGTGTGGATGTCCACTTTGTCTGACAACATGTCGTAGATGCGCTTCTCCACGGGGCTGCCTTGGATGTGCACGACGGTGCAAGGGTTGCGTTGCCCTGCGCGGTGTACTCGCGCGTTCGCTTGTAGATACGTTTCTGTGGAGGTGATCGGACCCCACCACACCACCACGTTTGCGGCGTGTAGTGTCACGCCGTGCGCAGCAGCTTGTGGCTGGATGACCAACACTTGTGGGTCTTTTTCCGTTTGAAACTTTGCAAACACTTCGGTGCGCTTGTTGACGGGCACCCCACCGTTGATAACTTCGCAGCTGATTTTGTTTTCGCGCAACTTGCTGGAGACGATGTCAATTGCGTGGCGGAAAGGAGCAAACACAATCACTTTGTGGCTGGCTTCTTCGATGACCTCTAGTAGCGCGGTCATGCGCGTGCCCGCGTCAAACTCAACCACGTCACCAGTATCCGAGTAAACCGCTCCGCAAGACAGTTGCAACAGCTTGTTTAAGTTTGCCGCCGCGTTGACCGTGGTGATCTCTTCCCCAGCAGCGGTGGCGATCATGTCTTTGCGTAGCTTATCGTAGAACTTCTGCTGCTGTGCGGTCAGCGGTACCTCACGCGTCGTATACGTCATCTCCGGTAGATCAAGGCACTCCTCTTTTGTGAAGCGAATGGCTGGCTGCAACGCGTTGTGCACTACTTGTTCGGAGGATTTTTTAGGCACCCATTTAAATTGCGTGATTTTGTGCATGACCTGATCACGAAACGCGCCAAAGAAACGTGGCACCCCCGAGGGGTTGATGATCTTAGCCAGCCCGTACGCATCAGTGGGCGACTGCGAAGCCGGGGTGCCCGTGAGCATCCACACCCATGTGTCCGGCGTGATGACAGCGTTCAACGTCTTCCAACGTTTGGTGGTGTGTGTCTTATATGCGTTGGCTTCATCGACCACGATCAGGTCGAACTCACCGTCTTTAATCTCGTCCTTGATGATCTCTAACCCGTCAAAGTTACAAATCACGTACTCAGCGCCGGATCGCACGGCAGCAAAGCGTTTGTCCTTGGAATAGCTGTGAGCGATCGCGCACGTGCGATGCATGGCGAACTTAAAGAGGTCTGCCTCCCACGCCGACGACATGATGGACAGCGGGCATAGCACCAGTACTCGACGAATCACCTTTGCCTGAAGCAGGTAGTCCGATGCCCAGATCACGCTGGAGGTCTTGCCCGTGCCCTGCTCGTTAAAACAGAACGCCCTACGGTGCATGGTCAGAAACGACGCGGTCGTACGCTGATGGTCAAACGGCTTATACAGACCCGGCCAGTCGTACTTGCCCTCGATGGGGGAGGGTATGTTCTTGAGCTTCAAGTTCTTTAGAACCTGCGCTTCCTCCAGCCCCCATTTGACCAGCACCTCATGTTCGCCAATTTGTCTGGCCTTGGGGATGACCGTTGTGATGCGCCCGGGTTCTTTGACCCGTAGCAGCAACGCCTTGTTTTCAATGATTTGCACTCTTACTCCAAATGACGTGTAGACCGAATGTGGAATTTCCACTCGGTCAAGCTGGCCCCTTACGGGAGCCAATCGGTACGCTCTCACCCCGAAAGTCTAGTAAGGTTTAGCGCACTGATACGGTTGTTTTTACGTGGTACTCATACCTACCCACGGTGTTTTCCCAAACAAACCAGTCGCAACTGGCCGTTAAATTCTACGGGCCTCGGGCCCGATGTCAAGAGCGTTTACGCTCTTTTTTGCTGGTCTCGGATACGAGGTTACCCTTGGAGTCCCGCTTGAACGAGCGGTTGGCCGAGCGGCTCTGCACCGTCACGCCATCCCCGTTGTTGCCGCCCTTGTCGAGCGCCTTGCGGTGGGCTACGTCCTTGCCGTCGCCCTTGCTCACCTTGCCCTCTTTCATCAGCTTGGCACGTGCGGCGTTGCGCATCGCCCGCTTCTTGATCTGCTCAGGCGTACCTTGGTATTGGGCGTACTCTTTATCGTACGGGCGCGGTTTGTTGACATACGGCATAGGTCACCTCACGGTTTAATGATTTCTACCATTTTCTCAGCCTCAAGGATAAGCTGCAACATCTGCAGGAACTCGCCGTTCTCGGCAGACCCCCGGAACGTCAGCCGCACTCCATCGTTTTGTTCCATGGGCGTTTCCCACACCAATTCAGTCTTTTGGGTTCGTTTATTGGTAGCGTAGAGGGCGGTCTCTACGGTGATCCAGTTCCCCGACAGGTTCGTGATCTCAAAGATCGTCTTGGTATGGTTGCCCCCCAAGTCATTGGAGTATTGCAGGTCATAAAAGATCGCGGCCTCGTCATCGGACGCGCCAAGTCGGACTTGCACTTTGCTCATCGGTATTCTCCTTTGCCGTTGTGGGCGCAGTCTTTTACAGGGCACCAGCCTCGGCAGCTAAAGTTTGGCCGGGGGTTCCACACGTCCAGTTCCAGTGATTTCTCCAGCCGCTGTGTGTCATCCAGCCACGGCCTCCACAGCACGTGCTCCTCCCTCTGGTGGAAGTCG